CCAGTATCTAGAGAAGTTATACTAATAACCAAATCTGTGGCCAATTGGCCTAAGGGTTGTTTATTTGTATAATCTGTCACCCTATCCCTACTTTCATAAAAAAGTTGATGGACAGTCTTTACTGCTAACCAACGAGCAAAAGCCCGTTGATGAATAGGATTGACTTTCCAAACTTTTTTAGTCCAGCCGGTTACGTACTGCTCTACAGCAGGACCTAAGTCCGACAGACCTTTGAAATAAGATAAGAGTGATGTTGCTAAATCAAGTTTTGGTAAAAATGACTTAAACCTAGGTTTAGGCCATTTGACCAACTTGATAAAGAAACTCTCTAATACTGGTCCGATAGGAAGTTTCCAACCTTTTGACCACAGCTCTGAAAGGAGGATACCCACCGTTTCTAATGGTGAGTTTCTTCTTTCATATAGAGCTGCTAAGGGCAAAGGGGATACATTCTTACCGTGGAGTATGATTTGCTTAGCAAATTCATACCCAAAAGAGCTCGTATGAGTTTTTTCAGGTGAGAATGGGACGTCCCATAAAACTAATAATTCTTTATATGCTTGGGCAACTTTATCGTCCGCAAGGACAATATCGTCACCTAATAACATATAAGGACATCTTTCCCACGCTACTCTTGCCTTTTTACAGGCTAAGTAGACTAAGAAATGATGGCAAACTGCAAAGGTTGCCCATGAGGAATACATTCCCATTGGATTACCGGTAGAGTAAGATATAGATCTACCTTTGTAATTAAATGGTAAGTATACCATTATATGCTTCCAGCAGTTTGCATAATTAGTTCCAAATAAAGTTTTAAGGAGAAGATATTCAACATGAATAGGAAACCTATCTGTAGCACTTGATAAATCTATGCTATGGAAAGATGACCCTTCAGTTGGAATCAATTTCCCTAAAAGTTTACTTTGGTTATGGGTACAGTCTTGGGAAATTCTAGATAAGAGCTTAAAGAGATAATTGTGCAGAGGCCTCAAAGAGGCTTGTGACCAATAATCCCCTATAGCAATTTCACGTACCTTTCCCTCTTTATCATTTATAACACCAATCTTTCTCAAAGACCCTGGCCTCTTGCGAGGCAAATGGCTTAAGAAAAAGCGTGGGATAAATGT